GATAATTAATATCTAGTCGGCATTTAACACCCTTACCTTCACCATCTCTAATTTTTAGTACTTTAAGCCAATATTCAAATGATGCTCTCATAATATCGTCTTGAATAATTCCAAGCATCAAATCTGCGGTATGTGAAAGACCTGCGGATTCTGCAACATCTCCCATTCCAATATCACTTGAATTATAGTTGTTTCGATTAATTTGTGTTGCAGTAACTATTAACCAACCATTTCTTACTCCCATTGCACGTAAATCTTCGGCAATTTGTTTGATTTTAAGATATGTGTTTTCAGAGTTTGGATTTCTATGGTTTGCTAAGATATTAATGTAGTCAATAACAATAGCTCCTAGTTTTATTTTACGTTCCTCTTCTATTTGTTTTAAATAGGCTTCAATGTCTGGTACAGTGGCTTGGGATGTTGGAAATTGTTTAACAAATAATTGTCCTGGTGGAGTTAAACCATCACCGACATTTTCAAGCTTTCTTTTCATTAAGTCTTTATTTTCGGCTTTGGAGTCATATTCGTTCATTGGTATTGTAAGTAGGTTTGCTCCAATTCTTTTAAGAACTTTATGAGCTGCCATCTCTGCTGAAACAAATGCAGTGTTAACACCCATTTTAACAAAATTAGAAGCGTCATTTGCTAAGAAAATAGACTTACCAATATTTTGTTCTCCAACATAAACTACTAATGAACCATCTTTGTCGTAACCTCCTGAAAGTAATCTGTCCAAAAAGTTATATCCAGTCGATACTTTAGAACCTGTCTTTTGATGGTGGTCTTCTGGATTAAAGAAATCTAATCCAATATCTGAATTAAATACAATTGAATTTCGGTCATTGATTAAACTCTTAACTTTTGAGATGATTGAATCTGCATTCTCTGGAGTAACTTCAGTAGTTTTAATGTACTCAATTGTATCGATTAGTGTAGTATCGAATGTTCTCCATTTAATCCAAGCCTCAGCAGTAGAAACTAACCATTCCTCGTCAAATTGAGTCAAATCAGTTTTATAAATCAATTCAATAATACTATCATCTACTTTTCCTTTAAATTTAGGACTTTGAGATAGGATTTTCATTTGATCCGCTTTTGGGGTCTCATGGAATTTCTCATAGAACTTTGTTGCCAAAAAGTGCAAAGTATCTATTTCGTCTGAAGTATAAAAGCCTTTATGTATTTTCTCTAGGTACTTTGGTTTTGCCAAAGATAACTTAAAGAATATTTTTTCAAAATCTTGTCCGAATTTCATATATTTTTTTAGATTATAAGCAGTTTTGGGGTAAAGTTTCTTATTGGAACGGGTTAATTAAAATTTTGTATGCCTCTTTTCCCTCTTCAAAGTGTGTTTGTTCAATTAAACCAAGTTGAATTGCTTGTTGTAAACCTCTCTCCGCATTTTCAATATTACCACATGCATGATATGTCATCAATGAGTGTTTTGTAAAATTGATACGAGGTCGGTCTGGTTTTTTCATAGTTTCGACAACATAAACATGGATAATATCAAAGGCATCCGGAAAACTTTCTAGTTGTTCATGGATGCCTAAAATATATTTAATGGGTAGTTTGTCTTCATCTAGTCGATTAAGGTTCACTTCCATATTATTCCATGTGTAAATCCTCGTTTAATAACTCTCCAATTTCATTATCAAGAGTTTCAGCCGAAGTGTTGTAGTTAAAAAGTGGTTTAATATGCTCATTGATTTGCTCAAGTACCTCTTTAGTGAAAACCTTTTCAGTAAAGAATTCTGCATTTGAAACAGTTTCATCTAAATGTTTACATATCCAACCTCTTGCGGTTGCTTTAGGAGTTTTAATACCCTTTTCAATAGAACCTCTGGTAATTCCACAAATATCCCATGTTGCATATTGTTCCAATCCAACATAAGGGTTCATACCTTTAGTAAAGTCTAAGTGGAATTTAATTGGATGAGGTTTTGCAAATCGATTCTTGTCAGGTTTTGCGGTTACAACAATACCAACTTTTTCAGCTCCGTCTTTCAATTGCGCCTTATTTAACATAAGAACTATTGAAGCGGCATATTCAGGTCCAGTACCACCTCCGGCAACTTGTCGTGAAATAAAATCTTGTGTTTGGTAAGTGTGATTAGTAAATAAGAATGGAATCTTTAAGTCAGCTAATGGAGTCATAATAATTCTAAAGATTGACTTTAAGATTTTAGAACGTGTCATATCCGCTTTCTCACTCCCAGTCGCAGCATCTTCGATTTCTTTTGCAGTTGCAAGGTTACCGGCACTATCCAAAATAATCATAATCTTTGGAATTTCTCCGCCCTTTCTTTTAACCTCTTGCATTTTTTGAGTAATCGAAGTAATCGAAGTTCTGAACTCCTGCACTGTATTTACCGGTTGGTAGTTAACTTTAGTTGTATCAATTCCAAATTTCAGCATCTGGTCTTTGTCAACTGCCGCTTCTGAATCATAATAGATTACGTAGTAGCCCATGTTAATTGCCTCTCGAACTGAATTCAAGGTCAAGAAAGTTTTACCAGTTCCTGATGGTCCAGCGATCGAGCAAGATCGGTTATTTGGCCATCCACCGAATAAACTTCCAGATAGGCATGCATTTAAGTGATAGTTTCCAGTATGAATCCATTCGGTAACTTCAGAGAAATCTGATTTGTCCATAACAGAACCTAATGGGTTTAAGCCCGCAAGTTCTGAGTTTAAATCATCGAATGTAAATTTATTTTTTGCCATTTTTGTATTGTTTTATTTCTTTTTTTCTAAGGTCTTCAAGTTCCTCTATTAGAACTTGGGTTTCGCTTTGTATTATTGTCATTTGTTTCATAAGAGTTTCAAGTCTTGTATTGATTCTCTTGTATTGATTGACATAATCTTTTTGATCTGGTGTGAGGTCTTCGATGTCGATGTCCATAATTAAAATAATGAGGTTGAATAAATTAAGTTTCTATTTAATGTTTGCAAACCAACTGCGATAAGAACCCGGTTCAATGGGTCTATAACACTTTTTTCAAATTGTGTTTCATAGTCAACTTGTGGAGCAATTTCATAAGGATGAGCGCCTGGTTGGTATGCAAATATCTCGCATGTTTCGTGTTTACAGTGGTACAATTTTAACTTTTCGCCATTACCAATCATCTTGTACTTGTTCTTGAACTTTGGATTTTGATTCATTAAGAAATTGTAAAATCCGGCTGCTTTAACATTTGGCGGACATTTTAAACCATATTGAAATTCTATTGTATCATCTACGATATACTTTTCAATATTGTTAGTTCTTTTATTAAAACAAATCTCGTCTACGCTGGCTAATTGAAATTCTTTTTTACATTGTTTCAAATAATCTACAAGTCTCTTTAATAGGGATGCCGTAGGTTTTTCTGAAAGAATTAATTTAAGTACTTCAGTCAAATGTTTTCTAGCAAGAGCCGGAGTAGAACTTTGAATTGTATCAAATCCAATTGTTTTGATTTTCTTAAGAGAAGGATATCGCTCATCAATCGAAATCTTGTCTTCCCATGCAATATTCTGAAGATATTTTTTCTTAGCTAACCAAATTCCAGAGTATGCAATAGTTTCTAATTCAAACACAAGGAAATTTTCAGTATTGGTAACTTCCGCATATTTCTCCATGCATTTAAAAATATACTCTTTAAGTCTAAAGTTATACAATTTCATAATGAATTGGTCAATAGTTAACTTGTCTCCAAGCCATTCAATAGAATTATACATCTCTTCGAATTGTACATAACAAGAATCGGTATCAATATAAACTACTGATGGTCGAACCAATTTGCTCTTAACTTGAATGTTAAAAAATTCATGAACTGCCCTATCTTTGGTCCAAAACTCTTGAAAATATTTGTTTAGAATCTTTTCAGAATATAGAATCGCAGATTGACCTTGTAGTGTAATCGATTCTGCGATATCTATATTAAAAAAGTGAAACCACTTGTTTCCAAATGCGCCATAAATCGAGTTAAGCATTACTTTTACTGCTTGCTCATAGGCACCGAACTTTGCTGACAACATAGAATAATGCTCAACCAAGATTTTAATTTCATCCTGTGATAACTCACTCTCTGGTTTTAGTATTAATTCGTCGATTGTCATAAATTATTCAGCAGTTTGGCAAGTAGCGATAGTTAGTAATGTTTCTGAATCTTTTGAGCGCAATACAACTCGGTTATCCATAACATTTGCTGAATAATCTTCTTTGTCTAATAAGTTTAAATATTTTTTGAAAAGGGTTACATTACCAGGATTATTTCCTTGGTATGAGTCCGTAACAAGGTAGTTGTAGGTTTTACCTTTCATTCGGACACCATCTCCATTTGTTGCGATAGTGAAAGTTTCTTCTTTGTCCAATCCAAAAAGAGAACGAACTTTTGAAGTTGCAGTGTAGTCCATGTCAAATACATAGTTTGCTGCGTCAATATTGAAAATTCCAGCAATTTGAGCATCTGTAAGGTCTTTATAACCTAATGAAGGCTCGGAACATGCAAGTTTAATTTCTAATTCGTTGTTAAAAATACGGAATTCAGTTGCTACGAAATCCTCGTCATTTTCTACGAATTCAATTTCAGCTTGGATGTTTCCAAATTCAAATTGTTTAAATGCATCAGTCAAACGACCAGCATCAAAGAATGCAATTTTTAATTCTTTCGTTGTGTTAATTTCATTTTCATCTAATTGGAACACTTGTCCAACTGGAATTCTGTGATGTTTAACGGCATCTCTTTGTGGAAGATATGCAGATGCTTGTACTACTCCATCCTTAATTTTAAAGTAAATGAACGTGTCGATTACTTTAAGTCGATTCACAAAACCGATGAAGTTGTTTTGGTCTACTTTGTCAATGCTAATTTTCATATTTATTGTTTTTTGTTTAATTTATTTAAGTATTATAAACAAAAATATGATTTTGTTTCACATAAAAAAACCTGCCATTACTGACAGGTTAAACTCTTATGAGTAGGTCCTCCGATTCTATCCTGAGGAGGGGTTCTTGTTTAATGTTTTTTAAATTCGTCAAATAACATAACTATAAAAAATAAACTAATCATACCAATAAAAAAAGGCAGGCAATTCGGATCAGGTTCCACTTCGTGAAATTATATTTTTTATCTTACGTCTCCAGTTCTTAGCATCGAAGATATATCGGTAAAGTACTTCATTTCTTCTGGTGTTAATTTAGCTTTAATGTAGTTTCCGATTGTAGTTAATTGCCTTGTTCTATCTTTATTATCTAAAATTTGATTTTTAGTTAGACCTTGGGTATAAGGAGTTAACTCTTGATACATTTTTTCTAATCTGGTATCACCGTCAAATTTCTTAATAATTTCTGCAATCAACTCTTTTCTTTGATTTTTAGCAGCCTGTTTAGCTTTTGCTTCTGCTTTATTTGCAATTGCTTCGGCAGCATCTCCAAGAACTCTACCTACTGCTGGTAAAGATTGAACTACAGCCCATAATCCTAATAGTCCAGTTGCAACTCCTAAAGCAATATCAATAACAGTTCCTTCATTTACACTTTCATTAGCTCTACACCATATAATAGCATCCTTTGGAGTTTTTAACTCTTGAGCGTAGCCGTTTAAATCATAGATTCCTAGGATAGTTTTACCATCATCATTTAGGTAGAATGAAAATTCTTCCATATCTCCTTCATGTCTATGCGCTTCAGATTCTAATCCATTTGCAAATTTAACAACATGTGGAAACTCTTCCATTCCATCAAATTCCCAAGAAAGTGATACTTTGTTTTGGGCTTTAGATAGTTCATTATAAAGTTTAACTAAAATTGCAGGTTTTGCACCAGAAACTTCATTGACAAACTCTTCAAATAATTGTATGTGTTTCATTATCGTTTTTTATTTTTATTAATTATATATCTAATTTTGATATACAAATATAAACATTAATTTTTAAACCCGAAAACTTTTTATGTTAAATTTTAAAATAAAAAAGCAGGGAGTAGCGAATTCCCTGCTTAACACCTCCGTGAACTAGTCCCGGTCCTAAAATGCAATCATGTTTCAGATTGCCGGTTTCTTATGCCTCACAGCTTGAGCATTCAAGAATATCTCTTGCAAATGATTGTGCTGAACTTTGGCTAAATTGGTAGTATAATGTTTTAACCCCTTCCTCGTGAGCATAAAGATACAATTGATTAATATCTTTAGCCGGAACTGATGGATGTATCATTAAATTTAGTGACTGTGATTGGTCAATAAATTTTTGTCTTTGAGCAGCTTGTAGTACTATTTCCTTTGGACTGATTTCAACAAAAGATTTAAAAACCTCTTTAGTTGGAAAGTCTAAATGTTGTACGCTTCCATCTCTTTTTAGTATTCCTTCCCAAACATCTGGTGTATTTAAACCATACTTTTCAAGTTCTTGAATTAAGAAAGGATTTTTGTAGATTGTTTTTGACTTGGCCAAATCCTTAATAAAATAATTAGATTTGATTGGCTCGATTCCCATACTTACCTGTCCTAGGATAAATGAACTACTTTTGGTTGGAGCAATCGCAACTAGGGTAGTGTTAGCATATCCTGGTCGGATTGAACGGTAACCTTTCTCATCATGTAACCATCTTGAAGCCTCTTCGCTCTTTTCTTTAAGGGTTGAGAAGATTTCGTGATTTAATTGTTTTGCTTGAAGAGAATCAAATGTAATTAATTTAGCCTGAAATAATGAATGGTAACCCAATACTCCAAGACCTAGTGCTCTGTGGTCATTTGCAAATCTCCATGCTCTTTTCATTCCTGGCATATTATAAGACTTATTAACGAATTCGTCCATAACTGCATTTAAGAACATTGTATAAACTTCAATTGCGTCGGTTTTCTTAATTTCGTCCCAATGTAATAAATTGATAGAACCTAAACAACAAACAAATGAATTAAAACTGTCGGTTGGTAATTGAATTTCACTACATAAGTTACTTGCAGTGATTTCCAAACCTAACTCTTTATATGGTGAATTGTTGTTGGTATTATCTTTAAACATAATGTAAGGAAAACCAAACTCATTACGTCTTTGAATTATTTTAGCCCAAATTTTACGTTTGTCTGCGTCTCCTGCCTTCATATCAGCAATCCAAGCATCGGTAACCGTAACTCCATATTGTAAATTTTGAATTGGATTACCTTCGGTTCCAATATCTAAAAATTCTAAAATGTCATTGTGTTCAACTGGTAACCAAACTGCGCATGCTCCTCTTCTGGCCTCTGATTGTTTGCATACATCAACTGTTGTATCATATAATCTGGCGTAGTGCACTGGACCATCTGCAGTTCCACCTGTCGAAATTTTAGTACCTCTTGCTCTAATGTTTCCTAAAAATGCAGAAGTTCCTCCTCCGTATTTTGACATCATTCCAATTTCTCTACTACCATTTAAGATACTATCTAAAGTATCATCTACGTTACTTCCATAACAACTAACTGGAAGTCCTTTGTCTTTTCCAAAATTAATCCAAACTGGAGTTGATAAACTATAGAATCCTCTAGTCATATAGTCTTCAAACTTTTTTGCAAAACCTTCAATTTTTAAATATCTTTCTGCGGTATTTGCTACATCTTTAATTCGCTGCTCTGGAGATTCTGTAATATAACCTCTAGATAAAAATGTTCTACTGTCCTCGTTAAGCCAGTAATTCTTCTCGTATTCCATTTAGTCCTTTGTTTTTAATTTTAAAATAAGTCGTCTTCGGTGATTGCCTTAGACTTTTTGTTATAATCGATTGATTTTTTATAGAAGAAATCACCTTCTTTAGTTGAAAGAATCTCAACATCAAACCAAAGAGACTTTTCAATTTCTGTAAAATCAACATCAAATACTGGTTTCATTCCAATTCGTTGTAGAGAATTATTAAAACGATTTTGAATAAATTGTTTGATAGTTTCTTTTGATAGGAAATCAAGTTCACCCTTTTCAAAAATCCAATCAAGAATTTTAACCTCTGCTAGGTATGCTTTTTTACAAGCAGAATCTATAAGATGCTCAAATTCCTCATCAAACCAGTCTGGGTTCTCTTTTTTAATAATGTTAATCAATTCAGATCCGAAGTTTCCATGGATTTCCTCCTCTTTACTTGTCGCTTCAACCACATTTGAAATACCCTTAAATAGGTTTTTCTCTTTGTTAAAAGACATCATAATGAAAAATTGACTAAATAAACTAACATGCTCAATAAACAATGAAAATAATAATACGGACTTCGTATACATTTTATTGTCCTTACTTCTTGTACCATCCAAATACTTCGTCAAGTATGCAATTCTATCTTTAATTGCTGGAATCTCTACTACATGTTGGAATTCGTCTTCTAATCCTAGGATTCTTAATAATTGTGCGTAAGCGTCTTTGTGGCGCACTTCACTTTCGGCAAATGTCATACCAACATCTCCAATTTCAGTAATTGGCATTCTTTTGTAAAGGTCTGCCCAAAAAGTTTTAACATTAACCTCGATTTGAGCGATTGCTAACATTGCTCTTTTAATTACTTCACGCTCTGAGTCAGTTACTTTAGTCATAAAGTCATCAATATCAGTTGTGAAGTTAAATTCAGTGTGAATCCAATACGAGTGTCGGATTGCATCTTTGTATGCTAATAGCGAAGGATATTCGTAGGGTAAAATATTTACCCTTTTTTCGAAGATATTGCTCATTGGTGATTTATTTTTTTAGAAATTTATATATACGTTTTATTGGAGCAGTTTTTTCAACCGGTCAGCTTTTGTGAAATATTCATAAGAAGTTTTTTTATAATCTTTACGTTGTGCATAAAGGTCACTTAATATCTTTCTTAAAATTGAATCTTCAGTTTTATAAACTACACCGTTATCACAAACGATAACCTCTTTGTCTTTACGTCTCTCTTCAATTTCACTCTTATAAATCTTTTCGATGTAGGCATCTGGAGATATATTGAACTGTCTCATGATAGAAGGATATAGTGACGCAAAGTCAAATGCACTTACACCTTCATAAAATCCAAGTATTGGTTCTTTTACGAATGCTCCAGCATATTGGCCATCTTTTTGACTATCACTTTTCTCTTCACTTCCAATTCGCATTCCTTGCTCAGCAAGTTTTCTGGCCATAATTGCTTCAGTAACTGCCACTGGAGAACTTGCCTTGTATAAAGGCATATTTGTTATATTTGCAAGTGTTAGAAGTACTTCCATACATTTCAACTTCTGGTCAATGTAGTATACAAGCACTGAATCGACAACATTGTAATATATGTACTTGACAAAATTATCGCGGTATAAGTCCTGAAGTGAACCAGTGAACTTGATTTTGTTAACATTCAAAACTTGGCTTGAAACATAATCCAAAGAATTGGATTCTTTAACTTTTACAGTTCGGTCATATTTGTCATACAATTGCATATAGTCAAGAATTCCAATATGAAGAGGTCGACCATCAGTATGATCGATTGAATTTGTCATACCAATTTCTTTGATGTCGATTTGAAGTCTCTTACATCGATTAACAATATATTGCCAGTCATAGTTAATAAAATTCCACCCTGTCATCATTGGAAACTTTGGTAAGAATTTCATTAAGAATGTGTACACCATATCATACTCTGATTTGAACTTATGGTACTTGAATTCCCAGTCCATATCAAAGTCTTTGAAATACTCATTAGTATCATCTTGGATTTTTTGGATTTTATCTGGAGCCATATCTTCCAAACCTAAGACGATTGCTTTACGGTCTGGAGTGATTATTGAGAATGAAAGAATTCTACTTTTGGCCTCTTCGGCTTTTGGAAAGCCATCAACAATTTCAGTTTCAATATCGACAAAATAGGTTTTTGGCATATTATATGCTGTCAAATCCTTTTTGTCTTTCTCTGAAAGATTATCTAAAAAATAAAGAATGGAAAACTTATTGAATTGTTTTCCATATCCTAGTTTAACAGGACGGCCATCCCAGTTTTTATAATCTGGGCTAGCCGCTTTGTCTTTGTCATCGCAAACATACCAATTTTGGAATTTATCCACTGGATATTGTTTGAATGCTACTTCACCTTTGTCATTGTAGTATGAAATGATAACATCTTTTTCACGCTGTTCGATGTCTAAAATCATTAATATCCTCTTTTTTGACGGTTAACATTTTCTTCTGCTTTCGCGAAGTAATAATTGTAAGCTGTTTTTGCATCTAATCCGATTGAAGACGCATAGTTTATAAAGAAGTGTAGTATGTCTACCCATTCCATATAAAGTTCTTTCTTGTCTTCTTCAGATAGGTCGCTGATTTTCATAGTTTCATACTTTGAAAAGTCTTTTTTCCAGTATTTCCAAACTGCATTTCCACTACCATCTTTAATACCTCCAAGGGCATCAGTCATTTCGTGAATTTCATCAACTACGGCATGAGTATTAACATGCCAAAAGTTCATAATTTCTCTAATTGACATGTTTTCAAAATTAAAACCATAAGTTTGCTCTTGCATTTTCTTTTGGTTTTCCATGATATCCGCCAAGTGAGTTGTCGAATTTGAATAGAAGTCTTTAACTTCCAGATCTTTACATTGATTATCTATATTTGCCATAAGTTTTTTATATAATAGTTTTATAAGTAATTTTGAACTTGTTTAAAATAAACATGAACTTTTAAATGTTGGTTCATCTACTTCACATGATTCACCAATTTGTTCTTTTGAGATTGGAGCATTTGCACGGTTTAAGGCCATTTTTTTACTGTCTCTTAATCGTAAAAATACACCAAACTGACAACAACTAATTTCTGTACCGAATGTTGTAAACCTTCCGGTCTCTGTAATGGTTTCTAAATAATCGAGGTTCTCTCCAGTAAAATCAAAGAATTCATGTTGAGTGTCCCTGATTTGTCTGATAACCTTGGCTCCTACATCGGACGAAATTGAAAAACCTAAGTCTTCATAGAACCAGTTGATTGTAGTCATCGCTCCAACTCCGGGTGCAACAAAGTCATCATCTTCGTCAAGATTTCCAAAAGGAGCATTAGGTCGCAATAGAGCCGGAGTACCGATTTCGGGCATTCGGGCAAGGTTGGTGCTAAAATGGTACCCATAATAGTTTCCAATTCCTCGATGCGAAGTTAAAAATTCAAACGACTCTTCCATTGTCGGTTTCTTTGTATAGAATTCAACAAAACGTGGACCTAGTAGGGTAAACCAAAAAAACATATCACTTGTTCGACTCTGTCTGGTTGGATCCGGTTCGGCACCAATTAATATGTCATAAGGAGTTTTACGTTCTCTAGCATAATTTCTTGATTCAGTCTGAAGACTTGTTCGTAATTCAGTTGTACCATAAATCTTTTCTCCACGTCTTTTTGCATTCTCCATATTAACCATGCATTGCAGAACGTACTTCTCGTCATTAACCAGTCGGTCATACTTAACAAAAGGATATCCAGTATCTTGAGTTAATAGGTTAATTGTATTTGACGGTCCATAGAATTTTACAATTGCGGCATTAATTAATCGGTCCTCAAATGTACAGTCTGGATTGTAGAACACATTTTCATTTAACCAAATAATCTCGTCGTGAAAAGAACGGTTTGGGTGGAAGTAAGGAACTGAACGTCCTTCTACAATAAATCCATGTCCAAAAATATCTTCTTTTCCGGTACCTTCTCGGTGTCTAAATGTATCAAATGTACAGGTTTTTGCAAAACGAACCTCGTACTCTCTTCGATTCATTTCATGAACAAAATCTCGAATGAGTTGTCTTTTTTCTGTTGGTATTAAATCCAACAGTGCTTGAGAATCCATCTCAAGCAAGTGTTTATTTGAAGTCATTTTAATTTTTATTTTTTAAAGAAGCAGTCATGTGCTATCAAATTGTCAGTAAATATAACTAATGGAACTATTTTAGAATGTGGGTAAATTTCTAATAGTCTTTCCATCACCTCATACATTTCAACCCTGTGTTTTCCGGCGTGTAATTCAATAAATAAATATTTAGGTTGATATTCTATCAAAGTATCGATTAAAGTATACTCAGCAGATTCAATATCCATTTTGATAATATCTGGTTTGTATTTTTTTAATAACTTTTTTAGGTGTATATTTTCAACATAGTCATATTCACTAAACTTCATTTTGCTCTCAATCGACGTTGAACAATGCGCATTTTGACTTGAAGATTTGAATATTTTTAGGGTCTTATCGGGTAGTCCAGAAACGGCAGCATAAACCAAATCTACATAATCATCATTTTTATATGTTGATTGTAATTTCTCAAAGTTTCGGGCATCACATTCAACCGTACAAACTTTACTTGCGCCGGCGTCTAGCGCAATTTGAGTAAAGGCTCCAATATTGGCTCCAAGGTCAAGACAAACCATTCCCTTGTAGTCAACCTCAGGGATTAAATAATTAGTAATGCTTTCGCCAATCATACTATCGTCAACACCTTCAGATGCTCCTAGTATCTTAACATATTTCTTTTTAAGTCTTGTCTTTTCCAATTTCGAAATTGGAAGCTCAGGAAGTTTAACTCTGCTCATTTTATTTTTGTACTAATTTTGATACAATGTTAACTAATTCCACATCTGGACAGTTTTCCTGAATAATTTGGTATTGTATTGGGTCATCTTCAAAAAAACGTGAAACAATAACACCTTCATTTTTTAAACGGTTGATTGTATGCGCTTTGTGATGCCCAGAATGTCTTCTTGCCGCAACAGTATGATTTCCTCGTTCAGCAAGAGTCATTGGATTAAAATAGACTTTGCATTTAATTCCTCTCTCCTTAAGGATTGCACGAACTTCGTCTTGTTCGTCAATACATCTTCCGGTAATAACAAAATCAGTAGTGGCTCTTGGAGTTATTCCAATTGAAATTACTCCGTCAAAATCATATCCGTAGATATCGATTGGTTTTTTGGTTTTAAAAATGTTTAACATGCTTAAAGTTTTGATAAAAAAAGGGAGAGCTATTCTCTCCCTTTTGGGTTAATTGAATTGTTAGGCTTTTTTAGCAGCTAACTGTTTTCTTGTAGAATCTGTTAAGCGTCTTGCAGCCAATTCAGTACACTCATGAACAGCATCAGCAAACATCATTTGGTCTGGTGGAGTTTTTTGTGTGAACGCTGAAGGACCTCTTAATGCTCCTACAACTCCTAATTCTCTTGCAACTCTTACATAACGAATTGCATCAATTACTACTCCAGCGGAGTTTGGAGAGTCTTGTACACTTAATTGAGCATCAAAAAGAACTGGTGCTCCACCGAATCCTGTAAGTTCTAAGCGGAAGTTAGCAACTTTATTATCGCCGTAGAATGCGATATACTCAGAAGGACCGGCATGTAGGAATGAATCTTCAGTTGAAATTCCACGAATTTCGTTTTGTGCACGGATAACGTTTTCTTTAGAAATCTTTTTAGAAGCAAGACGAGATTTATCTTCCATATTTAAGAAGTCCGTGTTACCTCCAACATTTCTTTGGATGTGGGCTTTTACATGATGTCCTCTTTCAAAGGCAAGTTCTTGTAACATTTGAGAAAGAATACTTGCTCCAAATTGAGAACGCATATCATCTCCGATAATTGGAATACCAGCGTCGATGAATCTTTGCTCCCATGCAGGGTCAGATGCAATAAATACTGGAATACAGTTTACTAGAGAAATTCCTGTTTCAAGGCAAATTTCAGCCCAGAATTCAGTTGTTTTTTGAGAACCTACTGGTAAGTAGTTAATAAGTACTTCAACACCATGCTCTTTTAATTTAGCAATGATTTGGTCTTTCCATTCACGTGATTTTTTAGGAGTCCAATCAGTACGATTCATGTCTGTAGAGTTTCTTAATTTTTCATCAACTAAGAAACGGTTTTGTTCTGGATAGTTATCCATAAGGGCTGCATAACCATCAATTACTGGAGCCTCGTAAACTGGCGCTTCAGAGTGAATAACATCAACAATGTCCCATGCAGAGTTTGGTCTTTGTTTAAGTGCGTATCCTAATGTTTGATTAACTTTACGTTCGTCAATTTCGAATCCGCAAACAAATTCAATATTTTCTGCTTTGTAACCTCCGATGTCGGATTTCATCATCCCGGTAACATCGTTTGGATTTTCAGTGTAATATTGAACGCCTTCAACTAATGATTTAGCGCAATTTCCAGTTCCAATAATTCCTACTTTAATTTTGTTCATTTTTCTTAAAATTTAATTTATAATTTTTATATTTAGTTTATTTAAAAAGTTTCAAATTAAAACCATTGATGTACTACGACACCTAGATTTGTAATATCCTCTATTAGTTTTTGTCGAGTTTCATAAGATTCAGATATCATAAATCTTTCGTGGAATTCAACATATATCTCTTTTAATCTGGTAATTGTACCATCTTTTATCATTTTTCTTAACACTGAAAATTCAGAACCTTCAATATCCATTTTACAAATTATGTTTGAATTTTCCGGCAATTGTGAAACAAACTTACTAAAATCAATACTTGGAACTTTAACTGGTTTATCGTATCCTGGATGGTAAAATCCAATTCCATTAATTGAAGAACCCCACCCGTCTATATCAGAATTACCGTCGGTAGGTGAACCGCTTTGACTTTGCTTATGATTTTCTTGATTAAAATAAACAAATCCATCTTCAGTCCATACTGCTTCATTATGGCATATAATATTTAAAGGCATGAATTTTGTACGTTCTTCTATTTTACATTCAGGATTTGCCTCAAATGTATGAACTTCAAATGTATTATTAATAACTCCTTTATTGTAAAAGTCCCAAAGACCCTCACAAAGATGCGTTCCGCAATCTAAAAAAATGTTTTTCATAATTATCTTTTAAAAGAGAGTATTGATAGTCTTTTTTAGGGCAACATTTTTTTCGGACGTCTCGAAATCATATTGATAAAACTCTCTAGATAGGTGAACAGAACCTGGCTTTTCCATATAGGTATCGGCAAAATATTGTGGGTCTGCTGAGTACCAGTGAATCGGCCATTCGATTACGTTCATATTATATATTGCCGAGAGTTTGTCAACCTCTTCGTTAAATATTTCCATCAATTGAGTCCTTTCTCGTTGAGTTCCAATAAATGGAGTTCCTTTGTAGTACCCAGTTTTAGGAATTCTGCGACCTTCAAATTCGATAGGCAGTAATTTTACAACCGTATTCTTTTGAATTCCTAATGATTGTAAGTGTTCGAAGTAATTTTTTACAAGTGCTTTAACTGCATCGATTGGTTTTTCTTGTCTGCATAGGTGATGACGAACATCAATGTTTCCAAAGTATGTAATTAGATGGTTAGTTCCTTCAGGAATATAAGATGCCATTCCTTCTTTCATAACTCCAAATAGGGTTTTACCATCATTTCGGCTGATATTTGCACCTGGTTGGTACACTGAAACTGAATGGGAATCTCCTAAGACAAAAGTTCCGGAAGCCAATTTCAATTCAATTGTTTCGGTTTCTTTACTCCTCTTTGTAAGTGCTTCAACATTAAGAGATGCCCATAGAGGTGAACATGATTTCATTCGACTTTGTGCGAATGCTCCAACATCTGGCATTTCTCGATTCAAACAATATATTGTTCCACCAAAATCTAAAAATCTTTTAATTCTCTCTGCTGGTTCGTCAGTGGCTCCACCAAATAGGTTATAAGAACCTTGGAATTCCATTGGAAGTGCTACTAACCAAACATCATATTGGTGAATATCTTCTGATTTCGTAAGTACTTCGACATTCAAGCCGAGAGACCTTAATTGATTAGCTAATAAGAAAGCCCATGCACTTTTGTGACTGGCCTTCTTTGAGCTATAAGTAGTTACAACATCATCAATTGCAATCTTCTTACCTTTTAATGAATCTAAAACTTTGTAAATGTTAACCATTGTTTTGCTTTTCGTTAATGTAGTTGTCTAATCCTTGGATATATGCAACTGCATCCAATAAGTTATCTCGCTTGTGATTGTACGATTCTCTAGAGAATTTAAGTGCAACTAGTGCCATAAACATTTCGCGACCAGTAACATTAAGTCCGGTCATACCATTAAAAATCATTGCAGCTCTGTCCATACCTTCTGAGAAAGGACCATATTGTCTGTCTGCTTCTTCTGAGCGGTTATTAACTATTCCGCTTGCTTCGTCTAAAATATTCATAAGTTTCGTTTAAGTATTATATGTTATATATTGGTTTTGTTTTTTATGTACTTTAATTTGATATGTAAATATAATACTAAAAAACGACATAAAAAAATCCTGACTAAAAAAGTTATTAACAATTTTGTCAGGATTAAATTATTACGGGATCGTTTTTCGTGATTTTCTTCCCGGCGGAATAACCCTGTTTAACGTCTTCGGCTTTGATTTTCGCGAGC